CAGCCTCTCTTAGCGTAGCGGCTATATCGGAGGTGTACAGCGGTTTGTCAGCTATATCGTTAATCTCAATCATGATGTTCATTCCTTCCCGGCCTAGTGGCCTTGTGGGTAATAACGGGCTAACCGCTAAAAACCCCAGTGACAACTAAAACATTTCTAAAAATTATTTCTTTCGGCAAATTCAAGCCACCCTTTTAGCTGTAGCTCCTCGCGCATTCCTTCTCCCCCTACGTTGACGACGTAACTCTGACAATGTTCTTCGTATATGCTTTTCGAGTTTCTTTTTCTTTTCAAACCTCTTTTCGAGTTCGATCATACGATCAACCGTTGCGTTGTTTTGTTCTCGGATCGCTTTAACCTGTTTTAAAACGTCCTCCGGTAGTTTCACCGCCGCTTCAACCCGTTTGGTTAGAGTTTCACACTCTTTGCGCAACCGGGCCACTTCGGTAATAAGTTTCAATTGAGGGTATTCGCTTTCAAGCTGCCGGATCACGTTGTGGAAAATCTCAGACGCGACATCGCCATAAAGGTTTGGCATCATGGCGATTCTGAACGATTTACCACCGTGAATCCTGATCGTCAGGCATTGCATGGCGGTAGGATCTGAATCCATGCCGGGGCCAGTGACATCGGCCATGATGCCGTAATCGCGCAAAGCCCGTTCAATAATGCGTTCCATTGTATATCGTCTCCGGTACAGTATTAAAATAACAGTCATCCAGTATGCCCCTCACCATACTTGCGTAGGGTTTGGGGGCATAGTGGAGGGCTATACACTTGGTTGAGGGGTTGCCTCAATTGTAAAATCACCAAAGCCTTCAAGCATACAGGGCGCAAAGTGCCCCCCTCTATGTCGTTAGTATCGTGCATTCCCGGCCTAGTGGCCTTTAAAACATTTCTAAAAATTATTTCTTTCGGCAAATTCAAGCCACCCTTTTAGCTGTAGCTCCTCGCGCATTCCTTGAAAATTTGGTGAAAAAAGAGTCCTGGCGTTTTGTTTTATTTTTTTAAAAAAATTAGTCTGCTGCTCATACACCAGCCCGCCATTGTCGGGCAACGGTGTGGGATCCCATATGCCCCTGTCAAATAAAAAATCAACGCAGTCAAAAACATCGTAATAATCGACGATATTGTAAAATTTCGAGGAGTGGTGCCATTCGTCGGTGCCCTTGCTTAGTAACAGTTCTTTGCATTGTTTTTTTGTCAGCGAAACCCCCTCTTTTTTTAATTTGGCCCGGAGTACTGCCGTCGCTTTTATTAGAGGATAGCGCCCAGAACGTTCCGCAGAAACTGCATTATTCGATTTGCTGTAACCATTGTAGCCTGCCATGTTTTCATTCCTTCCCGGCCTAGTGGCCTGTGATTGATACGGGCTAACCGCCCAGTATGCCCCCCGTAGGGGGCACGGTAGGGGGCTACCGGTAACAGGTGCAGCGCGGGTCTACGCCGACAAGCTCACCCGATAAATTGAAGATCGTCGCTTGTGCTTGCTGGTGTGTTTGGAATTTTGGGTCATCACACCCGCGCCAAACTTCGCCAACGCAATCTAATTCCATTGCCCTACGGGCTATTTTTAATTTTTCTAGGTCGTCAGGCGATAATTCCGCTAGTCTTTTGTTCAAGATGTTTTGTACCATTGCCCGGATGCCGATGTAATGCCATTCGTCGTTACGCCACGCGGCGATCCGGTCTTCGTTATAGCATTGTTTAGCGCTGCCTTGTCTTTCGCTGCCGTATGCATTGTCGGTCGACATATAAAAGCCCTCCAAGGCATTTATAGGGTAACAGGTGATTGATACAGCCAGACGTTGGCCGTGTCTATGCTGTTATTATCGTGCATGTTGTACACGATATCAATCCCACAATCGGACGACATTGTTTTGTTGTGTAGCACTGTGTTTAGTGCGCAACTTGCTAATGCGTGTTGGTGTGTAGTACTATAATTAACAATTATGGCTCGCGCACGAGGGCGGGCTCTTTAGGCCCACAGGGCAAGGCTTTCAGCGCTCCGGCGCCTGAGGGCGACAACAAGGCAGGAGGCATTGCCGTGCAGACGCTTAAGTACAACGGTGTGGCGCTCAATGTGCTAGGCACAGCCGTGTTACCGTCTGTAGATAGGCGTTGGCATGCGCAAGAGGTACAATGGGCTGTTACGCCAGAGGGTGGCGTGTTGATGCGCTGGCGTGGCATTGCAGGGCGTACTGCGGCAGTCCCATACAGCAAGACCGCTTGGCAGATGGTGGCTAAGGCATCGCTGGCGGCCTGGCGCAGACGCATTGAGGCCAACACGCACGATATTGAGCGCATGCCTGGCGTGAGTGAGTACACTAAGTTAATCAGCAGGCCAACCGATGCAGTGTTTACCCGCGTGTTAAGGCACGGCGGCAGCAAGCCCGACACAATCGACAGGGCGCTATTGCTCTAACGGCAGGAGTATGATGGAAAAAACAACCACAAAGCCGCCAGGCAGGTCTGGCAAGCGAAAAGCCCCATTGCCGACAACAGGCCGAAAGCCAGGGCGTCCCTATGCTGGCGGAAACAGCCCGAAACTGCCTAGCAAGCACACGAACAGGCCCGGCCTAGGTAATGACCACAGACCCTATAACGACAGCGCCCCCACTGACCCCCGCCTGGCAGAGTGGCGGGCAGTTGGCTGGTATGCGTACACGCCAGAGGAGCGGCTAAAAATACTGGAAATTGTTGAGGATGCGGGCACCAACGGCTTACCCGTTGCTAGCATCATGGCGGTGCTTAAAGACCAGTTCGGACGGTCGCCCTCCAAAGCGACGCTGCAAGACTGGATTAAGACAGGGCGCATTGAAGAGGTGCAGACTGCCTACCATGTGGGCATAAGCCGCTACCTATGGGCAGAGGTTCGCCCTGTATACAAAGATTTTGCCATTGAGACCAAAGAAAGGGGAAGAATAAGCCCGCAATGGGCAAACTGGGTAGCGCTTGTGTGTCGGCTTGTGCCACCGCCAGCAGGCCCAGAGGACGGCGCCCCGCCTGACTCCCTGACCATTGACGGCGCGCCATCAGTGTAGGCACAGTGGACAATGGCCAACATCGACTTGATGCCCATGCAACGGCGGATTCTGTCGATGCCAGAGGGTGTCCACGCGGATTACGCGCTTTATCAGGGTGGTTGGGGGTGCGGGAAGTCTTTTACCGGTGCGCTGTTCGGCTTCTTGCGGTGCTGCCAGCACCCAGGCAGTCGCGGAGTTGTTGTCTCAGACACACTAAGGCGTCTTAAGCGCACGACCCTGGACAGCTACCGGCAGTTGTTTGCGCTTGCGGGCTGGCGGAGGAAGGTAGACTATATATGGCGCGAGACAGACAGTGAGCTGATTTTACCGACGGTGGATGGACTGATACACTTTATCGGGCTCGGGGAGGGTAACGACCCCACGGATGTTCGGAGCCTTAACGCGGACTGGATTCATATCGAGGAGGGTTCGTTGCTGCCTGAACCCAGCTTTATTGAACTGGTTGGCCGGTTGCGCGGCGGCAAAGGCCCGCCTAGAGTGCTTATAACAACTAATCCGCAAGACCGGAAAGGCTGGTTGTACAAGTGGTTTGTGACCAAGGCCGGTGTGCACGCTGAGATAGTGGACGGCCAAGAGATAAGAACGAGTATCCGGCGCGTGATTGCGCCAACCCTGGACAACAAACACTTGCCAGCGGCTTACATTGCCGGATTAAAAACCCTTGATGAGAAGACCTACCGAATGAATGTGCTAGGCGAAGATGGCGATTATACCGAGGGGCTTGTTTGTTATAACTTCGGGTTCGCCAACATTGATGACACGGCAGTGTATGACGATAAAAAACGGCTGTATCTGTCGTGTGACTTCAACGCAGACCCCAATTGCTGGATGGTTGCGCATAGGGTAGGCGCTGAGTACCATTTTATTGACGAGTTTTGCCTGGAATATAGCAGCACAACGGCCAATGCGACGGCGTTTCTGGCTAAATATGGGGCTCATGGGGCTGGTGTTGTGGTGCTAGGGGACGCGACGGGTTCCAGCAACAGCAGCCAGGGGCTTGTAATGCAGTCCACACGCGAAAAACTGGACTGGAAGGGCAATTATTTGCAGATAAAACAGGTGTTTGATGAACATGGATGGAGTGAGGGCAGGCACTACGCCAGTGACAAGCCTGCGGCAAACCCACGCATTGCGGATAGGGTAAGGGTTTGGAACAAGTTGACGAGAAGCCTTGACGGGAAAATACGGATAAAGATAAACCCTCGCTGCAAGTGGCTCATTTGGAATTGCGAAACCCTGAGATGGGTTTCAGGCGGGGAAAACAATGCCTTTGAGCTGCCTACGCGGCGAGATATAGAGCACAACAACGACCTGAAGTTCACGGAACACCCGTTTGCGGCAGCGTCTTACCTGCCTGCCAGATATGAAACGCTGGTGGAAGACAGGCCGACGCAAGTGCAGCGGGTAGTAATGGCAGGGTTCACGCCCAGAAGGCTTGCATGAGCGTTACAAAGCGACCGGCTACGATTGTTGACTTGCCAGAAATATGGGCACTGATGGATGCGTACAAGGCGCATTACTTGGACGATTTCAGCGAGATTAACAAGGCGTGGTTGCTTGAAATGTTTGCCGATGCGCCGCATTTAACCTCTCTAGTGGGCAAGTATGGCAACATTGTTGGCTTTGTGCACGTAAGTGAAATAAGAGAGGGGTTGCACTGCACTGCGCATGTGGTTGTACAGCCGCGATACTGGCGAAAAATTGTGCAGGCGGATGTCATCGGGAAAGAAATCACCGAAACCATCGCAAAATACAGGCTCTACAAGATTAAGGCGCGGATTCTGAAGCACCAGAGTAGCGCACGGGTAGTGTTAAAACGGTATGGCTTTAAGCAGATTGCGAGTTTTTGGCATGAAACCAGCTACAAAAACAAGCCCGCAACTGTTTTTGAGTTTTGTCTTTTGGCTAAAGACTGGAGGAAACGCCTAAATGGGCCCAAGTAAACCCAAGGGTGAGGACAAAATGACGGCAGCGACACAGCCGAAAAACTTTGTCTCGCCACTCGGCAACCTAACGGTAAAATCCAATTGGATAAAATACGCGCCGAAAGGGTATGGCGACGTTGCCCAGACGATTGGCCAGATGGGCGACAAGGTTGTTGGCACGCTTGGCAATCTGCCCGAGAAGTTTAGCCTCAATGATTATTATAACAACCCATTTTATGGCAATACGCTCAGCCTGTATAAAGCGCCGATTGAGCGGCAGTATGAGACAGACAGCCGCAGTCTTGACGATATGCTGGCAGCGCGGAACCAGCTAGGCGGGAGTTTTGAGGCGCTAATGCGTCAAAACCTGATGCGCGATAGGGATTATAATCTGAGCCAGGCAGAATCAAGCGCACGTGGCGCCAGCGCAAACGCTTACATGAGCAACTTGCAAAGCTTGATGGATATGGCCAATAACCTGACAGACCAGCGTGGTGCGCTGTTACAGCAATACTTTATGCCAGCCTCTGTTGCGCAAGGGGCGCAGGCTGCAATAACGCCGCTTCAGGTTGCCCGTGCTGGGTATTATGGGCAAGTGGATTCGGCGCCTCGCGAGAGCCTGCTTCAAACCGGCATAAAAGCCTATGGGCAGATGGCAGGTAGCGCGAGCCAAGCTGCGATTGCGGCATGTTGGGTCGCCCGCGAGGTGTACGGCACCTATGACCCAAGATGGGTGCAATTCCGCAAGTGGATTCTGACTGAAGCCCCGGATAAAACCAGGGAGTACTACTTGACGCACGGGCCAGACATTGCGGAGCGGCTGAAAGAGATGCCCTCGGCCAAGGCTAAAATGCGTCAAGCGATGGATACCATTCTGTTGACTGCTTCATGAGGTTTTTGATTAATGACGACACAAACCCGGCCTAGCTTTTATCTGGGTGAACAGCCAGAGATAAGCGTTGTTAAAAAAGACCCGGCAGCGAACGACCCGGTTGCGAAGGCGTATCAAAGCTACCAGGACAACCGCAACACCATTGCGGGCATGTACAATCAAGCCAGGAATAAAGGGCTTGGGGGCTGGATACAGAACCATCCAGTAAGTTCCAGCGTGCTTGCCTCGTTGTTGTTTGGCGGCATTGGTGCTGGCCTTGGTGGCGCACTCGGTGGAGATGACCGTGGTGGTGGCGCGCTAGGCTTGGGGCTTTTGGGGCTTGGCGCTGGCGCGTTGGGCGTACCCGCATTTTCGGCTAATCGACAAGGCAGGCTTGCGGATGCTTACACCCAGATGCTGGGCCTGAATGACAAGAATTTTACAGAGATTGCGCTACCTTTGGCCCAGTCCATGGGCGATACGCAGGGAATTGCCAGCCTGTTGGAAACGGCGCAAGGGGTACAACGGCGCGCCCTCGACCAGGGCAGCGGGCTTGGCACACTGGGCAGGCTGCTTGCGGACGCCGGGGCACCCGAAAAAGATACTGCCCCTGTTGCATTGCCGCCAATACCGGACAATGCAGGCGGTAGCGTCCTGCCACAGTATGCAGAGACGACACCGCCGCTTCGTGGCGGTGTCGCAGAGTCTGTGCCCGCTGCCTTGATGCAGATGTACAACCCAGAGGGGGCCGACATTGATTTTTCAGGCTTGCCCACAATGACCCCAGAGACAGCGCGGGCGCTGTTGCCGTTTATTGGCGGGCTAATGAACACAGGCGTAACGCAGGGCGTGGAAGGGGCTCTTGCACCTAGCAAAAGTGCCCAGAACTACGGCGCCGCCAACCAGAGTAATGCGACGGCTGGCAAAACCAGCGCAGAAATACCGTTTGTGAAGCCCCTGTCTGAAGCTGAAATTAAAAGGCGGCAGGCCCAAGCTGGCCTTTATGGCCAACAGGCAAGCGTTGTGAAACAAGATGCCAACACCAGACGGATTAATGCCACACGGCCAACAGCTGCGTCGCAGCCAAACGAAGCGGCTCTAAGAATGATGCTGTCGAACGCGATACAGGCAGGCGATCAGAAGAAAGCCGATGCAATATCCGCAGCGTTGGCGGCTGGCAGAGGACAAAGCACACCTGCTTATGGTGGCTTTTCGCCGAACACACCCCCGCCAAGCAATCCGGGCCAGTTGGTGACGCCTCCCGCAGGCGCGATTGCCAAATTAAAAAGCAATCCAACGCCTGAATTTAGACAGTTCTTTGATGCCAAGTATGGAGCCGGGGCCTCAAGTCGGTACGTTAGATGAATCCATTTGATGAGTTTGACACGCCCAAGCCACAACAGGCCGTCGCGGTGCAGAAAAACCCGTTTGACGAGTTTGACGCGCCTCAGACCCTTCGGACAGGCGTCAGCACAGACTCAAACCTCCCTGCTTACGCTTCGCTCCCGCTTGATTTCGTCAAAGGCTTTGCTCAGGAAGGGCTAGCGCAGTCTACCTTTCAGGGCTATAACGCACCCAAGCCTCAGAACATGGCAGAAGGTGTAGGCCAATTTGCAGGCAACATCGGCGGTGGCGTCGCAAACACCCTGACAGGTTCAGCCGTAGGGGCTGGCCTTGGTGGTCTTGTTGGCCTGATGGGTGGGCCGTTTGCAGGCATCACGGTCCCCGCTGGCATGGCAGGCGGTGCGGCATTAGGCGGCTTGGCTGGAAACTTTCTGGGCGGGGCCGCTGCTCAATATGACCAGTATCGCAATGAAGGCAAGCCAACAAACCCGTATGCCGTAGCCTTGTCAGGTGCAGCGAGTGCAGCAGGGCCAATGCTTGGCAGAGCGATTACCAAAGCGGGTGCTCCTGTGTTGAGACGACTGGCAACAGATGCCTCTTTGGGCGCGTTGCTGTCAGGAGGCACGGATGCGGGCATTCAGCTTTCGGAATCGGGCCGTATTGATCCAGTGCGGGCGGCGCAGATGGCGGCGGTGGGTGCTGGCCTTGGCGGTGGTGCTGCTTTGCTTCCTGCCCTTGGTGGCCGATTAAAGCGTGATTACCAGATGATGAACCGGAGAAAGTTTTCACCCCGGCCAACGGTTCCCGATCCTGTGCCGCCGAAAAAGGCACTTGAAATCAAAAAAGTTTTAGTTAAAGGGCTTCTCCCTCAGAAAGAAGTTAGTGCTCAGATTGTCCCGCGCTCACAGCCCGCACAAGGCCCATTGACGCCAACACGGTTTGCAAACGTCACGGCCTCAGAGTCCCCAATGACTTCGCCTGACGTGGCACAGGCATTACAGGCAAACGCATCAATCGCGCCAACAACGACCAACCAAGGGCGGATTGAGCAGGCCAAAAAGAATCTAGCAGAGAATTATAACGATGTGTTGGCTCGCCTGTCGGATGAGGCCGATATTAGCGATCAAACCGCCGTAGATGGGGAAGTGCTTGCCTCGTCCCTTCAAGAGCAAGGAAGATTTGAAGAAGCGATACAGGTCATTTCACAGCTTTCAGAGAAATTTCGGAAGGCTGGGCAAACTGTCCAAGCGGCGGCTATCTGGAATAAACTCACCCCTGATGGCGCAGTTTACGCCGCAGCAAAAGTAGCCAAGAAAAGAGGCGTTAAGCTGTCTGAAGAAACAGCAAAAGCGGTTTATGCAATGGGAAAAAGAATTGAGCAGGCAAAAGATAACGTCGAAAGAAAATTACTTGGTGCTCAGCTATTGGTTATGATAAACAGAGCAGCCCCTAAAACACTGGGCAAAAAGATTTCTACCGTGCAGACCATGAGCCAACTGCTTGCCCCCAAAACCGCAGAGCGTAACTTGATTGGCAACCAACTGTTCGGGACGGCAGAAAACTTCTCGGATGTCATTGCCACGGTCGCGGATGCTTTTCTCTCCATCATCACCAAAAAGCGAACCAAGGTATTACCCCAAACCAAGGCCGCGCTCTCTCGTGGCTATCGTGGCGCGTTGCAAGGCGTGGGCGATGTGGCCCAAGGCATTGACACCAGCGGCGGGAATAGCAAATGGGACGTGCAGCGGGTGCCAACCTTTGAAAAGGGGCCTTTGAACTTTCTGGAAAAGGTGATGGGCGTCGAACTGAGCGCATCGGATCGGATGTACTACGAAGCCACTTACGGCGAAAGCATCATGAACCAGCTAAAGGCGGCCAAGAAGACACAAAAAATAAACAAAACTTTTCCTTTGTACAAAAGAAAAGTGATGAAGCTGAATGGCTACAGAGAGGTAAGAATCACCCCGAAGATGCGCGAGACGGCTCATGCTGAAGCCCTGTATCGCACGTTTCAGGATGACAATAAACTCTCTGATGCCATGGTGGCCCTCAAAAAAGGGATGAATAAAATCGGGATTAAAGATTTTGGCCTCGGCGATCTGGTGCTCAAGTATCCTAAAACGCCCTCAAACATCATGATGCGCGGTATGGATTACAGCCCTGTTCAACTTGGCTTTTTGATGAGAGATTTATACGGAGCAATGCGGGGCAAAGAGTTTAACCAGCGCGATTTTGTGCAGCGGTTTGGCCGATTCACCACGGGTTCACTCGGACTGGGTGCAGGATATTACCTTCGCAAGCTGAATGTCGTCACTGCCAAGCCTGACGAAAACAAAGACGTGGCCAATGCCAAGCGGCAAGAAGGCGAATCACGCTATCAGATTAACGCCTCGGCGATACGTCGTTTGTTTGCCAGTGGCATGAACCCCGCCGCCGCAGCCCCCAAAGAAGGGGATACCTTAGTGTCTTATGACTGGGCGCAACCCTCGGCAATCGCCCTGTCGGCTGGCATCTCATTGGCCGATGCAGAAGGCACGAATAACGAAAAACTTGCAGTGGACAACGCGGGGCAAGTCGTGCAGAACACGCTGGGCGCAGCAGGCGAAGCCGCCAAAGCCGCCGTTGCAGGGGCGAACACGTTGGTGGATCAGCCGTTGTTACAGGGCATTACCAAGCTCACCAGCCCTTACAATGATGGCTTAACCCAAGGGCTTGCTGATGCAGGGCTAGAGGCTCCCGTGGGCTTTGTGCCTCAGTTGGTGGGCAGCGCAGCCAAGCGGATTGACAACACGAAGCGCGATACGTATGACCCCAACCCGATTAAAGAGGCGGGGAACAAGCTCATTGCCAAGACGCCGTTTGCTAGCAAGATGCTTCCTGAGCAGCGTGACATCTACGGCGAACCGACAGAGCACTATCAAGGCGGCTCAAACACCACGTTCAACGTGTTCTTTAACCCCGCCTTTGTAGCCAAAGCCAAGAAAGACCCTATCACCTCGAAGATTCTGGATTTATACCAGCAGACAGGGGAAACGGGCCAGATTCCAAACATGGTGGGACGCAATGTCTCTATCAGCAGGAACGGCTCAACGGTGCAGGTGCAGTTGACGGCGCAACAGCGCAGCAATTATCAGCGCATTATGGGCAGAACCACCCGCCGCGTGCTGGAACAAATGGCACAAGATCCGCGCTTTGAAATGATTCCTGTGGATAGACAGGTGGATGAGATGAAAAAATACGTCTCAGCGGTGAACACGGCTACCAAGATTTATTTGTTCGGGCATCGACCCACCAAGAGGAACGCCATGGCGGAGTATTTTTACCAGATGATTGCTTCTGAAGAAAGCGCATCGGCCCAGAAAGACGCTAAAAAGAAATGATGACACCGCCGTTAGGCCCTGACCAGGGGCCTTTTTTAATGCTACCAGACCAGGGGGCAATGCCCCCGCAGGAGGCGCAAGGCCAGGGGCCGCCAGTGAGCGCTCCGGTGTTTTTGACAGTTACCATTCCTGATGATGAGCAGCAGGAAATTGTCAGTATTTGCCAACGGTTCAAACAGGGCGCCATTACCCACGCAAGAGACAAAAAAGAAAGAATGCGTCGCTGTTATGCCTACACCCGAAGCCAGTTCTTTGGTGATGACCTGTTACCAAGGCTAGCCGCAGAAGGCGCCGAGAAGGACGCACAAACCGGCAGGCCGCAGTTGTTTGTGCCCGTCACGCGACAGCAAATAAAATTGGTTTACAGCTTTTTGAAGCTTAGTCTTTTCCCCAACGATGAGGATTTTTTTAGAGTCCTCGCCAAAAGTGATATTCCTATTTCGCCGCAACATGCCCAAAGGCTTGGCTTAGAGCCACCTGAGCCGTATGTGGCTATGGTTGAGGCGGTTATGGCGCAAGGCGCAGACCCCGCCATTGTGCCACCACCCAAGCCGCCTAGTTATATAGCCTTTGAAAAAGATTTAACTGAAGGCCTGAAGTATATTTTTAAAAATATGCGGCTGACGGAACAGCTTGGCAAAGCGTTATTTGACGCTTGTTGGGCGGGAAGCATGGCCGCAATCCCTTGCGCAAGATTCCCTATTTATTACGAATGGGGAATAAACCCCGTGACGGGCGAAGGGGAACCCATTGCCGTTCAGGGGGAACCGGAGCTGGTTGTGGATGTTTGGAACCCCCTGTATTTTTATATTGACCCGCATGCAACCGACAGGGCCAATGCCAAATGGGGGTATTTCACTACAAAGAAAAAACAAGAACTGCTTGATGGCCCGTACTATATAAATAAAAACAAACTTGACGGCGTTAGCAATAAAACTGTCAACGATACCAACAGGGGCGGGCAAGCCGGGGTTATGGCGATTAGCCAGTTTAATGAGCTTAGCAACACCTTTGCGGATGTTGAGGATAACGTTCTCTTTGACCTCTACTACTTTCCGATAATGACGCTGCCCTCTGGCAAGCAATACAGGAACATGCTATTTGCGATTGCTGGAGAGAAAGTTTTGGTGGAGGCAAGGCCCAACCTGATGCCAAAGGGGTTGCCGCCTGCGGTTTTTAGCACGTGGCTGGATGATAAAGATAGCCCTTACGGCACTGGCCCGGCAGAAGATGCCTCTGAGTTGCAGCGAAGCATCAATATTATTTTTAACAACATTGTTGAAAACATGGCCAGAAATGGCAATCAGTGGGCGGTTTCACCTGCCACAGACACAAGCCAGTTTCATGGTGTTGCTGGCGGCGTCGTTGTTACTGAAAACCCTACGCACGATATCGTCTCGCTTTCTTCTAGCATGGGCCATGTGGCTTCATTGATGGAGCTTATCTCCTCAATGAAGTCAGAACTGGAGCTTGTTGTGGGGGCGCAAAACACGCACACGGGTGTTAGTGACAGCATTGCCAAAAGCGCGACGGAATTCAGAGTGCGGCAAGAAAACAGCATTGGTATAGCCAGGGAAGTGGTTGAGCACATTGCCAGTGATTTTTTAAAGCCAGTGCTTTACAGGCTAATGCTGCTTGCTTCTGAGCTTATTAAGGAGCCCATTAACGTTCGGATTGATGACAATCTCTATGGCTCAAGATTTGCCAAGGTGGATTTTTCCTTGCTTGCAACCGGCCAGTACGACATTGAGCTGGTCAGTGTTAATTCATCGCAAAGCAAGGAAGCGCAAATCGGATGGTTAACGCAGGCCATTCAATACCTTGGCTCAAATCCTATGGCATTGAGCATTTTGGAGCCGTTGATTGTGAAAACGGCGACACTCTCGGGCATTAAAGATGCGCAAAGCCTTCTTAGCGAAGTAAAAGAAAGGATGGCACAGCTTGCCAACACCCAACCAGCGGCAGGAACAGGCGAACCTGGCGGCGATTCTGCTGGACAGCCAGGCGTGGAAAATTCTGCTGAAGCCGTTGCTTGAACAAGGCGGGGCGCCTTCTCCCAGATTAATAAGAAGCATGGATGACGCTTTTGAAAGTGCTACGGCACAAGGAAAAGCGTCTGCGTATAGAGAGCTTTTGGCAACGCTTGAGATTCTGGCCAACGAGGGCAGGAGAACAGGCACCCATTAATAGACCCCGCCAGTGTACGCGGTAAAGGGACACATCGCGCACCCGGAGCAGGGTGCTGGTAGGACTGCCAAAACAGCCATGATTACCCCCGTTTGCTGAGGACATTTATGTCTAACGATTTTGATTTCTCTGACTTCTCTCAGGACGTTGAACAAGGACACGCTGAACAGCCACAGGAACAGCCGCCTTCTCAGCCTGCAATAGACCCGGAACAGATTCGTGTAATGCAGGAAAAGCTCGCGGCTGCCGAGCAGTTCCAAAGACAACTGCAAAGTGTGGTAAACCCACAGCCGCAGTTGTCGCAAGAACAGGTGCAAGTCCAGCAATACCTGGAAACCATGATTGACCAGCGCATTGCGCCGCTGCATCAAGCAGCGGCTCAGTACGAGCTCGATAAAACGCGACAGGCTTTTATTGCTGAGAACCCTGATATGGCGCGGCTATTGCCGCTGCTTGAGCCCTATGCGGCTACTATTCAGAAACTTTTGCAGGCGCATGGGAGCGGGGCACAAATCAGCAACTTGCAGGCGTTACAGAGAGCCAGAGATTTTTACAGACAACAGGCGGAGGGACAACCAAACGCAGGGCAGCAGGCCGTTCAGGCGTACAAACAGCACGCGCTGAATATGCAGATGCAGCCAGGCACCCAGTTACAACAGCAGCCCCAAGGCGAGCTGAACGGCGCTGCGCTTGAGCAGTTGGTTCGACAGCGACGACTTGGCAAAGCGTAACCCTTTGGAGATTTAGGATATGGCTTACGACTCTCTTAATGCTCATATTGAGCAAAACCGCACGCACTACACAACTGAACTACTGATTCGGGCACGGCAGCCCCAGTTGCTCTATGACTTTGCCAAAAAAACAACCCTCCCGGATCATTCGGGTACCACGGTGCAATGGCGTCGTTTTAACGCCCTTAGCCGGGTTACAACCCCAATTACGGAAGGGACGACGCCGGCAGAAACGAACATTAGCATTACGCCAATTACCGGAACCGTTCAGCAGTACGGTAACGTGGTTGGCTATACCGATATGCTGAACACGCACGGCATTGACAAGTTTGCCAATGAAGCAATGGACGTGCTTGGGCAGAATGCCGGTGAATCAGTTGAGCTTTTGTTCAGTAACACCCTTGGCGCTGGAACAAACGTTGTGTACGCAAATGGAAGCGCACGTACAGACGTTGGTTCATCCCACGTTATTTCCCTAGCGCTGCTTCAAAAATGCGCGGCTATTCTGAAGCAGAACAAAACGCAGAAATATGGTGCTGATCCAATAAGCGGAAACGCGACCATTGGCAACGGCAGGCTGATTGTTGTGATTGGCCCGGAACAGGAATACGACCTGATGCGGGACACCACACTTTTGGCGGCACTGACAAACGGCAACACAGATAAATTCTGGACAGGATCCATTGCGAGCCTGCTTGGGATGGAAATTTATGTCGCCAACGACGCGCCTAAATTTGCGGCGGGCGGGGCTTCAAGCGCCAACGTTTACGGAGCCCTGATGTTTGGCATGGAGGCGTTTGGGGCCATTGACTGCGTAACTGATGGTGGCAAGTACGTCATGGAAGCCAAGGCGCTTGGCTCTGCTGGTACGGCAGACGCATTGAGCCAGCGCGGGACGGTGGGATGGAAAGCAAAGCAATGCCTGAAAATCCTGAACAACGCCTTCATGGTTCGGCTGGAGACTGGCGCAACCATAACGGTTGGCTAGCCCGCTTGTTAGATTCCATATTTTAGGAGGTTCCAAAGATGGGACAACTTTATAAACACCATGTGCAACTTGGGTCACATCACTTTGTTACGGGAACCTGGACATACGCCGTTCCCACAACGGCGAGCCCCAAGGCTGGCGGTCTGTGGGCAAAAGCAGCAACCGACGAAACATCAACCGTTATTGTTCCGTTCGGCCTGCCTGGCTGTTCTCGTGGCCTTGAAGCGAAGGTAAAAGCTGTAACCATTCCGATTATTATTGGCACGGCAGCGTTGGATGCGGTAATTACCGCAACGTTGACGCGCTATGACGATTGGGCAGCCCCGCCTATTGTCTCGCAGACCTTTACTGCTGCGGTCAACGGGTCGCTGATTACCTTTGCGACGGCAATGCTGCCAGCAGGGACTGCGGTGACTGTTAGCACCTCTGGCGCTCTACCGACTGGGCTTGCGACTTCAACAACCTATTATGTTGGATACCAAGACCCTACAAACCCAACCATTAGCACAGGGCAACTATACACGACGCTTGGCGCTGCGCTTGCGGCAGGGCCTGCCGGAACTGGGGATCTGGTTGCTTTTACTAGTGCGGGTACCGGCACACAAACCATTGTTGCCGCGAACGTTACTGCCACCAATGTGCCAATTACCTTGACAGGCGCACAGGTTACAGCAAATGCACAATGGCGGGAGCTTAAAGCGACGGTAACAACGCCAGAGTTCACTGCAACAAACGATTACACGGGGCTAAAAGACGCTACCACCTATGCGCTCATTGCATCGTTTAACGCGGCGGCAACAACCGTTGTAAGCGTGTCTGAGCTGCCCTGGGTTGAATACGAAGAAGCAGGCCTGCTGTAAGGAGCTAAACAGCGCGGGCTGGCAACAGCCCGCGCTATGTTTATGAAGGATTTATGCGCTTCCACGTTACACGTACCATTACCGCAAAAAGCCTTGTTATTGACATTGCCGACAAACAAACAGCCGATACGTTGCAAAGCATGGACACCGGGCCAAAAGAAGAGATTTATGTTGATGAATTGGAATGCGTTGATTTTCTTTTTGATGGCAACGGAATCGTAAGGCCATGCCTGTTAATTAGCATAAATGGCATCCAGACTCCCCTTTGGCCCAACAGGGTAAACAAAGTCCCTAGACCTGTTTACCGCGCTTATCAGGAGGCGAAAGAGTATCAAAAGTATGTCGACAAGCTTAACAGTCCACGTCCACCGCAATTTTTACCATGGAGCCTTGGATAAAATGAACACATTGGAAAGCCTTGAAAAACCAATTGATGCCCTTTCTGGCGTTATTCCAGAAGAAGAAAAAGCCTCGGTTAAAAAAGCTGCCAAACAAAAACCGGAGCAAGGAATGGAAACTGTCTATATTCCCATTCTGCCAGGGCTTGAGGTAATTGACGAAGAAGTTGATGGGGTAAAGAAAAAAATAGTGCCATTCTGGGTTGGTGGGATCCGGCTGGCGGTGCCAACGAATGAACAGGTAAAAGTGCCCGCCGCTTATGCCCCTGTTGTAAAAGCCTATTTGGCTTCGGTGCGGACTGCCTGATGAGCACTGCGATTGCCATTGCCGCAGAAGCCTACCGCAGGGCAAAGCTAGACCAGCCCCTGACAACGTTTGATGCGACGCTAGAATATCCCTATAATCTGGCAAAAGACCTGTTTAACAGTGTTATCAGGGAAATGAACCGGAAGGGGCGCTTCTGGTTTGCAGAAACAAGCCAGGCGTTGGCCTACAGCGCAGGCGTTTATGCCTATAACCTCACCTCGCTTGGAATTGACCCAAAGGCAATCAGGATTGTACGGCGCGAAACATCTGGCTATGAGGCGGACTTGTCGCCAATGTCGATTGTTTCGTTTTTGCGCGTGTATCGTCGCAGCACATTGTTGACCCAGATGCCGGAAGCCTACGCAATTATGGGGGCGGCACTGAACCTTTCTACAATTCCAGACCTTGATTATGGCCTGAAGGTGTACTATTTCAGGGATTTACCCCTAGTGACCGCCACAACCGACACGATGATTTGCCAAGAGTCTGACGAGGATGTGTTTATTGAGGGGATTGCTGCCCAAGTGATGAAGGCCATAGGCAGGAGTGACTGGCAAGCGCAGTACCAGCTTTACATGGACAGGGTTAAGGAGTTGCTGGCAGACCAGAAGCAAGACACACGGCTACCGCTGGTGATGCCCGCACAATTTTAATATGGGGAAGCTCATTACATTACGCCTAAACAATCTGACAGGCGGCATAAACACGCAGGCAGAAGAAAACGCCGTTGCCAGTTTTGATTTTAATGGGCAAGGTGTGCGGGCAGAGGCCCGGGATATTGAAAACTGGGAACCGTTAAGCCGTGGCGGGCAAAGCAAGGTAAAAGGCTATACCCTGTTGCATGATGCAGGGACAGCCGCGATTACAGGCCTTTACCAGTACATTAAAGCTAGCGGCACAACCTACCTTGTTTTTAGCCAGGGCACAAAAATATATGACTATAACGGCGGTACGCCTGCCGATATTGGCGCCACTATCAACAACGGGGCGTACACGCACTTTACAACCGCCTTGGATTTGATGATTTACTGCGACGGGGTTAGCGCAGTAAACACATGGAACGGGTCAGCCGTTGCCGCTCTGACAACAGGTGCAGACGCGACCGCAATGACGGGTACCAGGCAAACACTGTGGACGCAAAACCGACTGTTTGGGTTTGGCAACACCAGCAACCCAAGCTTGCTTTATTATAGTAACGCTGGGGTGATAAACGCCGGATATTCTACGAATTTTATCAACTGCAACGTAAATGACGGGCAGAAAATTACAGCGATTGCAGAGTATTTTTTACCGGCGCAAAACCAAAATGTTATTATTGTCGGGAAAGAGCGGTCTGTGGGGATGATTGTCGGAGACGGGACCGTCTCTGCCCCTTACACGTATGTAGTTGTCAACAGGGACGCGGGAATCCCTGGCTTTAGGCAGATTGTGCAGATTGGCGATGATATCGCATACCTCACACACAAAGGCATTTCTACGTTTAAAACAGACACGCAAAGCGGGAACCTTCAATATGTGTATGTAACTGAACGGGTGCGTGACCAATTTGTTGAACTGAATCAAAGCACGTTGAATACCGCGTTTTGCTGGTACGACGGCAGAAAAAGCCGTGTGAGTTTTGCAGTCCCGGAATCGGGCAAGTCAGTGCCAAACGTTATTTGGCACTACGATATTGCGACTGGCTGCCTTTACAAAGAGCGCTTTGGCGCTTCAGAGACGTTAACGGCAGCTATTGTCGACAAGGACGGCGCTTGGTATCACGCGGACAATAGCGCCAATATTTACCTGCACAGCAGTACAGACACAAGCTTTAACGGCGCCAGTATCAACGCAATTTATAAGACTGGTTACATGGATTTTGGTGCGCCCAATGCTTACAAGCAGTTGCGGGCGGTTCGTGCCGTTATACGTGGCGACAACAACCCTTTGGCAATTACGCCATTTTTTGATTTTGGCGGTCGGACAGGCCCCATTTTTTTATTTCGTGGCAAAACGAATACGGCCTCTCTGTGGGGGGCGGGGATATGGGGGACTGCGTTATGGGCCACAGGCGCAATTGTCACCAGGGAAGCACACCCTGCCGGATGGTTTCGCACGCTGCAATTAGAGCTTGTGCAAAACGCGGCGAACCAGCACATGGAAATCTTTGAACTTCAGTTTGATGTTGAATTGATGGAGACTGTCTAGCATGGTGACTGTTACCGCAAAGCCCGTCACGTTCAGCTCTGGAACCATTATCCAGGCAGCAGAGGTAAATAATAACTTTGATACGGGCTTTGCAAATGATTCAACCCTTGCGACTGCCGTTACCGCTATTGAAAGCGGCGCGTTGACAATAACGGGCAATAAAACGTTTTCAGGCGCCTCTGTTTTTATGGGAACCGCGAGTTTTTCTGATGCAACTGGGGCGACAACAGACGTTATTACTGAGAGGACAGCCGGCTCTGGTGTAACGATTGACAGTTTGCGCATAAAAGACGGGGTGCCCCTCCTGGTAAGCACAGCGCCAGCAAGCCCGGCAACCGGGGAGCTCTGGCGGCAAGACAGGGGCTTGTATTACAGGGCAAGTGGAACGACCTTAACGCTTGTTCCCTTGGTTGCCGGGGCTTACGTTCGGGGGGGGAGCCCTACATGGGCAAGCGTCTCAACCCTGACCATTCCCGCAGGAACAGAGTGGGTAGGCGACGATGGGGCGATAATTTATGCCGCAAGCCCGCTCGTTGTAGATATTACCGCCAGTGGCGCCAATGGCCTGGACACCGGCACAGAGGCAAACGGAACGTGGTATTACTTGTGGCTAGCCTCCGGGGCAAGCGGCACTTGTGGCCTGTTAAGCACCAGCACAACCACGCCGACCCTGCCGGCAGGCTATGGCACCCGCAAGGCGCGCTTGAAAAACTGTGCTTTTTACAACAACGCAAGCGGAGACCTTCTAAAGCATGTGTGCTTGTTTGGCTGGCCACATGCCCCATTCTGGAAGCTTGAGCGGGCGCTAACAGACAATGTACTGCTCTCTGGCGGCACGGCAACAAGCTTTACTGACGTACTTTGTAGCGCATATCTGCCTGTAGCCATAACCAACACGATAAAAATATATATTTTTCAAAACTACACGAGCGCAAGCAGGGTACTATACGTGCGGCCAAAAGGCGAAACGCACGACGGCTATCATCTGGGAACCACGAGCGCGGCGGACTATCAAACATTCTCGGAGGCCATTAACACAGACGCCAGCGGTTATATCCAGTACAAGGAAAGTGGGGCAGGGGCACAAGCGAGTCTTTACGCGATTGGTTGGTATGGCACGGAGGTTGTTGTTTGATGCCTAGCATTTATCTTGAAAACATTGTAGAGAAATCTTACAGCGATTACCATGATAATGGTTACGGCCTTGGCAACCCCCCTTTTGCGGCTCCGCCTGGCTTTGTGTGGAAGGTAGGCCGTCCTGCCGATTTTACCAAGGTGCATAAGCCAGCAAAGGAAGCCTTCAAAAAGCTGGAGTTGTTTGACAAAATCAAGAAGGCCGGGTTTACAAGCCAACAGCAAAAACTGATTGAGGACATTGTTACTGTAATTTACGAGGGTAAATAACATGGCAAACACAAGAACAGGCGCAGCTATAGGCCTTGGCGAAACATGGGCAGTGGACACAACGGGAAATATTGACTATGGCGGAAACCGATGTTTGGCAAAGTCTGTAGCCATTGTGAGCGTAGGAACTGCAACAATAACGGTAAGCTTGAACTACAACGGAACCTGGGTTGTCTACAACAATGGAAGCCTTGGTGGAACAACAAGCCTGAGCGGCGTAAGCATGACGGCGGGACAGACGCTTTGCCTTTCCAACATTGGGCCATGCGATGGCATCCGTGTGAATTTCTCGGCATTAGGGTCAACTGCCGCCGTGCATTTTGTAGAGGCATAACATGCGGGGTTCTTTAGCTGCAACGCTTTCAGGTTCGGCTGAAAAGTTTAGGGTGCACGGTTGGAGCGCCCCTGCCGGGTATTTCGACGAGCCCACACATCTCTGGCTGTTCGATAGTAGCGATGGCGATACGGTATACGACCAAAACCCGACAAGCCCGTTAAACTTTCTGTTGAACGCCGGGCATGATATGGTTTATGTCGGCTCCGGTTCTAACAGGGCACTTGATACCAACAATGTGTTTGCTTTGAGTATTAATACGGTAGACACCACGAATGACTACCTCAAATTTACTAACTATACGTTCAACACCGGCAAGCCTGTTGAATTCACAACGACAGGTGCGCTACCCGGCGGGCTCTCAGCAAGCACAACCTATTACCTCAGAGACCAGGGCAGCGGCAATGTTACCGTGCATGAAACCCTGGCGGATGCACAAAACAACGCCAGCAAGGTTGATTTGACGTCGATTGGCAGTGGCACGAACAAAGCGGTCGGTACAAACGACAACAACGTTTTTGTGGCGAGTAGCAACCTTCATCATAGTGATGATGCTTATACCGTTTACATCTGGTGTAAATTTAAACGGTTCAATGAGTTGCGGCAACTGTTCTCGAAAGAAACCATTGGTTCAAGTAGCGTATACCCAATGCGGTTGCGGCAGGGGCACGCCAGGCGTTGGGAGAGTCGGCACACAGAAGACCCCAGCACTGCCGTGTTTCATTCTAACGTCTGGATACCGGGGCTGGCGCTACTCTACCCGGACGGGGAAAACAAGGGCGTCGACTACCGTAACAAGATTACCCTGAGCTACCTGGATAACACGGGGAACAGGATATACCCGCAGATAACAGAGAACTACGTGTACCTGCTGGTTTTTGGCGTTGACAGGGCGCAAAACCTCTTCCATATTGGGCTTGCAAGAAGCGACTGGACTAATGGCTTTGACGAGTACCAGGCGGACTATGGCCTTGCGATTGAAGGCAACGACGGCCACCCGTACCTGCAACGCCAGTATAGCGGGCTGGTGCCAAGAAACCCAAGTTCTGGCAACATCGCCCTAACCAAACTGTGCAGCACCATTGCGTCTGCCAGTGAGATTATGGACGTGCAATACAATAAAATAATTTATTATGACAGCTTGATGTCCTTTGAACACCACAAAAAAGTTTTTAGCGCTGGTCTTGGTAAGAATTCTTATTTTGTATAGGGGGTTTTGGCATGGCCAATTATTCAGATTCAGCTTTAGTCGTTTCCCAGGGCACCGGGAATCATGTCGCAGGGTTTATTGAAGAGGGTAAAAACCCAGAACAGTTGAACGGCGCTGCTGCTTCTGGCGTAGAGCTGTTTACACCAAGAAACCTGGCAGCCTATGAGCAGGCGGACTCTACAAAGGGGATAGCAAAAGTAACACAGCTACAGCCTTTGCCGGTAATAGGCCCCTCCTGGACTCAGGTTTTTCACGGCCAGAATGCCGATATTGGGACGGCTGCCGAAGCCCTCGTTTCCAGCCCTGTCACCATCTCAAGCGTTAACACGACCACGAACGAAGTCACGTCAACAGCGCACGGGCTTTCTACAGGGGTGGGGGTTTATGTCACCAATAGCGGCGGCGCACTTCCCGGCGGGTTTTCTGCCACTACTAAATATTTTGTACGGGCCGTTGGCGCGGATACTTTGACCTTTCACAGTAGCCCTGACGAAGCCATCAACAATACCAATGCGCTGGATATCACCTCTTCTGGCAGCGGCACGAACACAGTAAACATTGCCGTACAGGGCGGGGTTATGATTAAAGCCATGGTGGCCAATACAGACAATATCTACATTGGCGGGGCGGGCGTGACAACAGGCACCGGATGGGAGCTTGATGCAGGCCAGGAAGTTTTCTGGAGCTGTAAGCACCTTGGCGAAGTGTTCTGTATTGCTGGCGTTAACGGTGAGAATGTCTGCTATGTTGGGGTGAGCTAAATGCAGAGTCCTTTCGGGTGGGGGCAGCGCCGGAAGTACTACCCGTCTCCTCTGTACGGCATTGATCCGGTTGAGTATCTGAAAAGCGTCCCGGTCTCCTCGGCGACTTGGGATGGAGATACTTCCGCATGGAACTACCTGGCGGACGACATTACGGCGCTTGGTGCGCTATTCGAGCCTTGCGCTGTGTTCGGGTTGAACCAGTATGTTAGTACGGAGACCAGAGCGTTGCGGGTGTCTAATTCGGCTTCGAGTGAAATAGACATAGGGTTTAGCAGTAAAAAGCTGGATGAGGCTGCGATTGCCACCCACTGCGGAGCAAGCGCGGGTACGTGCAAAACGCTATATAACCAGATGGGGAACGGCTTTGACGCGACCCAAAGCACAAAAGGAAACCAGTTGTTGATTTATGATGGCACTGGTGTCTATGAATTCCAGGGCCAACCGGGGCTTTATAACAGTAACGCTTCTGACCTGTTTTTGACGATGACCACCAGCGCCAACAAAACGTTTACGGCGGACGCAACGACCGACGTGCTGACCCTGACTGCGCACAAGTTGCCACCCCTGAGCTATGCCAACCTGTCCACGACGGGAACGCTCCCTGCCGGGTTGGTTGGCGCGATTGCGTTTACGGCTTCTGGAACAACGGTTGATACTACAAACGATCAGCTTGTGTTGTCGGCGCATGGCCTGGTTACTGGTTTAATGGCGACCTTTAGCGGGACGCTACCCTCCGGGCTGTCCGCCACTGGCGCCTATTATGTTGCCGTTGTAGACCCAGACAATATCACGCTGCACAAAACCCTCGCGGATGCCGATGCAGGAACCAATAAAATAGACCTTACCACCACTGGCAGCGGGACGGTAACACTGACCCCCTATTACTGGTTTAGGCGGCAGGATGCGGATACGGTAAAGGTATACCGGGGCCAGGAAGACGCGACAAACGAAGTTGGTAATATAGATGTTACCAGTGCGGGGAGTGGCACCCATACGGCAGCATGTAAAATTTATGCGCTTGCCAACAGCGGGATGACCATGGTTGTGTTTGGTGGCTTTGGGGCGTCTGCCGGGAGCGCTTCGACCGAACAGGTTTTTTGTAATATCGAGAGCACCGGGAGCTACAACGATTACCGCATAAAGTTCTTCACGGCGACCCCTCAGTATGTTAACTGGGAACATGCGGGGTCTCTCTCAGATGACTACTCTAAAACCGGTATAACGCTTGTTGGCAATAAAGTAATCGGGGCTCACAGATATGACCCGATTGGCAAAGTTGTTGACGGGGCTACGGTTGGTGCCAAAACAAGTTACGGGACTCTGTCGAACGGCGCGGTAGCCACGCAAAGCCAGGTGCTTAGCAACTCCATGCAGGCAAGGACAAGCACGGCCATTCTTGGGAAGCAGGCTGGCTCGACAGGGCGCCTCTATGATGGGTACCTGATGGGGGTGTTTATCTGGAACCGCTTCTTTGACAATGAAGACTTTGCTTTGGTCAAAGCGTTATTAGAGACTTATTTGGTTTAAAAATGCCCGAACATTTGCCTACAGATTGGTTAGGGGTTATAGGCAGCGCCATGTCTGCCGGGCTGGCGCTGTTTTTGAAATACCAGACAGGCCAGGACGTGACCCGTGCGGCTAACAGCATGCCAGAAGACGCCAACCGGCGGATAACGGAGCTTGAGGCGGAAATAAGAAAGATTCGAGATTGTGACCTTACCATCCTTCGGGATTCTGACACCGTGCTGAAAATTCAGGTTGCTGAGATAAAAGGGGATATAAAATCTTTGGCGACTTTGCTAGACCAGCTTTCTGTGCGAGTTTCAGAGGTTCATTGTGGCGTGAAAGAATTGCTAACTAGAACAAGCGACAAAAAATAACAGAGTTATGTTATACTATGTGTAATAGGGGATAAGGCGCTATGGTAGGGATGCAAGTGTTTAGTGCGGCAATGTCGCCGATGAAGATTCCATCGCCTATAATTTTTAAAGCAACCGTGCCAGCGGCTAATATGGTTCCTGTTTTTAAAAAAACAGAAAAGCCGCAACAGCTTGACCACGATACGTTTACCCCCCGCTGCCAGTCGATTGAAGAGGGGTTTCGTTAATGGGTAAAGTCATCAGGGATGCCCGGATGCTTTCTCAAAAAAAAGTTCGCCAAGCCATGGAGATTTTTTCGCGCACGATCTCTACCATTATGCGCCAGAACCCCGAGGCTATTATTTTCTTTTCTCAAGATGTTTCAATAAAACATCGTGACGTTTTGCGTCTTGAGGATGGCAATGACGTGCGCTAGAGATTTAATAAAAGACTGTCCAAATTTTAGTTGGCAGGAATTTTTAAAACCACCGATAGTCAGGGACGATTTGAGCCTGCAAGAGCAGAACAACGTGACCAGAATGGCAAAGGCGTTGCAGCATTTGCGGAATGGGCTTTTCAAAAACCGCGCCATTACTATTGAGAGCGGCTACAGAACCGACGCGCAAAACAGGGCGGCAGGGGGTAGCCTTGGCAGTTATCACAGGCTTGGCCTGGCGGCTGACATTAACGTTGCTGGCCTTACGCCTGCCAAGGTGCAGGAGATGCTGGCAGACTGGCATGGGGGCCTTGGCCGGTATGATGCACATACCCACATTGACCTGGGGCCTATGCGCCGCTGGAGCGGCAAAAGCCGATGATGTGTTTTAACCATTTGCACAGGGAGGCCAATACAATGGGCATATTGCAAAAAATAAAGGGGTTTTTTGAGTCGCTACCTTGGCTGTTCAAGCTGCCAGGCCTTAGCGCCTTGATAGAGATTGTGCAGCAAGTGCTCGAAACGCGGGATATTACCGATGCGCAGATTGCGGAGCTGGACAAGATCGCTTATGGCTTTTTGCCAAAGCATATCAAGCTGGAGAAAAAGGGGACGGTTGCACCTGGAGAAATTGGCGCGGCCATTCAGGCCCTTGAGGATATGCTAAAAGTGGCCGCCGAGGCGATAGATAAAGGCAAGGCGTTACTAACGGCTTTCAGGGCATTACTGGTTTAAACACACACACACATAGCGTATTCGACTGCTATCTTCCGCTGGCCCTTCGGGGCCTTTTTTTTATGGGGATTATTTCTGTTTGTCTATCTTTTAATTACCACTCTCATAAAATCAAACATCGTAAGGCCCTACGTGCAACTGGCTATCGGGCAACAGTTCGCTGTGGAACTTTCTACAGGCGGCTCTAAAGCCCCCCAGCCGCCTGAGGCAGCCAGCCACAACTTTTCCTTTGGACTGGAAGGCATCAGGGAATTCTGGCAAATGGCAATATTGCCCACTGTGCCCGCCCACCTGGCAGCACTGAAAAAACCCGGTTTGGTTTTCAAAGCTGGTTATTGGCTCTGTTCTGTCAGTATACTTGTGGCCAGCCTCGCAACTACAGGCATAGCCAACATCGTAAGTGCCGCCCGGCAAGTTAATAGTGCGAGTGAGCAACCCTCTGTCCATGCACAGCAGGCATTTTGTGGCCTTCACAATTTTTTCTGTTTTCTCTTCCGGGCTGCTGTAGCGAGTGCCTTCCGCTGCGGAAAAATAAGCGGCCTTGTTTTCAATGGGCTTATGGCTCAAGACGGCATTTACAACACACTTGTTATGGGCATAACTCATGGCGTATCACCTTTGAAAGCGTGGCGGCAGGGCCAGCAACAAAAAACGGTACGTCTTCGACTTCTTCGTATGGGTCTTTTACCTTGGGTGGCGGTGTGTAGACGTGGGGAACCCCTTGGCTTTTTATTGGATGGCCCCTTTGTGGGGGGGTGGGCTCGTCTTCCCAGCGCTTTCCGTTCAAGAACGTTGTTGCATGGGGTATAAAGCCGTCTTTCCACAGCGAACAGGACGATTCTAAACGCTTTATGCCGTCTAAAATCTTTGGCAATAGTGTTCTGAGGTTCTTTTGCTCCCATATTTTTTGGCATTTGGCTTTTGCCTTGCGCCCGGCCTGTGGGTAAGCCCTCCAGAACACCTCAAAAGAAGCCTGGTGCGTGGGTAAATTTGAGGTTTTTGGGGCCAGCACTGTCTGGCAAGTTAGCTCAAGCGGGCGCGCATCCCCCGCCTGGGAAGCGATAGGGGGCGTATTCTCTTTCTTTTTGCTTGGGGGTAGCTCCAGCGTGGCTCCCAATTTTCTCCGATACCGTTCCGTCGTTTCATCCCGGATTAGGTCGAGTTTCGGGCAGTCTATAATGACAATTTTATCCTGAAACTCGACAGAAAAAAGGCAAAGATTTTGGCAAAACACCAGGAAATTTTTCAGGGTTTTAGGGGAAAAGCCCGTAAGGCTTTGCAGAAAGTTGAGGGTAAATGAGGCCTGTGTTCGGTCTGTTCCATCCATGAGCGAGGCTATGTTTTCTAAAATTATAAAATAAGCGCCATACCCCGCAATGCCAAACGCGGCGCGTAATTGCACAATTTTTTCTTGCATGGCAGTAGAGGTGCTGTGCTTGAACCATTTCATTGCTTAGAGGGCTCCTCTAAGGGATAGCCAGCCACCGTGAGCCCTGCCATCAGCATAGCCAGGTCTAAGGGTTTGTGTATGTGGACTTGCTGTGTTTCGGTTTTATCTTTTGCGCTGGCCACCAAAAAGCCATTGCCAAACCTTATCGTCACCTGTAGTTTTGCCAGAACAGCGGCAGCAAACATCATTCCGAACTCGAAAGTTGATCTTGCGCATTGCTCGGCTATTTCGCGTGTCTCTTGAGTGGTTAAAATACCATGCTTCCTGACATAATCTCGCACGAGCATGCGGGCTTTTGTGACGTAATGAGAGGTCATAGGGCAGTCTCCATATACAGCCGCTTCAATATCTCGGCGGGAGACTTGCCCTGTTTTTTACTTTTACGTGCCTCACGAATAGTCTCGCCAAAAGAGCGGCTAAGGCTGCAAAGCCCATTGCATGGGCAATTGGGTGCGAACATAACCTGTGTCTCTATCTAAAATTACACTAACAATTGTTTATTTTTTAAAAAGCAAGTTCTGATCAAAAAACCGCTTCTTCCCCCCCCTCGTTAGGCGGCGCCGGTGGGATCTCATAAGCCGCCAGCTTCTCAAGCGCGGCCAATAGTTCCGTTATGTTTTTGTCTAGGCTTGTGTTCATACCCGTCACCGTTGTAAACCAAAAAGCGCGGTCTGCCTTGGTTTTCGCCTTAAACTTGTTTGCCAGAACGTCCACTATTTTTGCCATTACTTCTTCAAGCGTGGGTTCAACGGGGGCGCTCGCGGCGGGGGGGGGCAAGCTGGTTACATCGGACGAGGGCATCTCGTCTTTTATGTACAGGCCGCTGCAAATAGAGGGGAAGGCCATGCGTAATACGGCGGCTTCTGCGCATTTTTTAAGCATTTGGCAGGGCATTGTAGCCCAAACCCCTCTTAGCTCTCCCCATTTATTTTTTTGCGCGAATTCAGAGAATAGAACTTCCTCGCGAAACGGCTTTTCAAAGCCCTGTATGTACACTTCCGCCCATGCAGAAACACTCTCGCCCTGCTCATTAATCACATGCCCGCGCTGGGTGACGAACGGGATGCCGCTTCTGGCCGCAATCATCCTTAAGGCATCGATTGTTATGGTAATTTGCGGTTTCTTTGAGCGCACCCCCAGCACAGCGTGCCCCTGTATGGGGTCTAGCTGCCTGGATTTACAGACAGACGCGAAGGCCTCGATATGCACTGGCTCTGCATCTTCGGCGATGATGTTCATCGCCTTCATAATTTTTATTTCTTCGTCGCTCCACATAGTCAAAACTCCTCATGCGCTGGGCAGTTAATCTCTTCTACCGGTATGGGTTGCGCGTTCGGGTTTTCCGGCTCTGTTTCACTGGGGGCCACCTCTTTTTTTAACGCCTCGGTTATTAGCTGCGCGTGGGCCAGCGTGCCCACCACGGCAATAACCTGGTTGTTTTTGCCGTACACCCTGAACCCATTTTTTAGCAGGTCTTTGATGCTGTCTTTATTTTCCGGGGGTGCAATTGACATCATGTGGATATCTCCTTATGGCTATCTGATTAAAACGGCAGGCCGCTGTCCTCGTATACAGACTGGCCAGCATCTGCCTTAGTTTTTTTGGGGCCAAAGCGCACATCGCTTGCATTAAGCTCTACGACACAGCAGGCTTCCCCCGCGTTGCTTTTGTAGGCGCGGACTGATAGCTTGCCGACTACGTTTACGTAGTCGCCTTTTGAGAGGTGATCGGCTACAACCTCTGCGGCTTTCCCCCACGTGATGACGCGCACCCATTGCGTAATTGGCGCGTTATCTGCGTCTTTTTTTGCGAGATCTGGGATTGTGGCCACGCTAAACGTAGCGTAGGTTTTTCCCGCCTCGGTTGTTCTTACTTCTGGCTGTGCGCCGATATGTCCAGCGATTGTTGCGCTTAACATTGTTGCGTTGCCTCTTCTAGGACAAGGGTTTCAAACAAAAATAACGATTGTGTTTTTTGGGCCATGGCAGTAATGGCTTCTAGGTTCTTTTTGCTGACAAGCCCCCGCTGCTTGAGTGATGCCAGGGCGGCGGATGATAGCTTTGCTATAGCAACAAGCGCGTCGCGGGAGAGCTTCTCCGCTGCCTCTGGCGGGAATGTAACCACCTCCCTTGAGGACACACGGTAGGCAATGCGCTGCGTTCCGTTGTTGTGCTGCGTTGGCAGCAACTCGCCTGCGGTCGCCGCCTCTAGCAAATCAGCCTTCAGTGCGTCGCGTTCCGCTTGCAGCGTTTTTATTTGCCTGTTGAGCTCATAATATCGGTCAATGCTCATTATGCGACCCTCCGCAAAGGGACTGGCGTTGGCTCTCCCTCTGGGCAATTGCAACAGTCGGGGGTGGCACATGAGCCATAGGTAATACGCGTGCCGCATACCTGGCACTGCTGATGCTCGCCAGGGCAGTCTCGGTTGCTGCATGCCGCCCATGAATGGGTGACGCCAGTGGCGTCTTCGTGCTCTATCACCCATTCATTTTCACTATTGCAGTATTCGCAGTAGCCCGGATGGTCTTCATCGGCATCCCATGGGCCGGGGTAACTGGGGTCGTAAGGGCTAAAGTTGTCCAAAGCAATGCGGATGCTGTAGCATGAATTAGTCGTCTTCATTTTCTTCCCCCTCTTCTTCTTCTTCTTCTCGCATGTCTTTCGCTGCCTCACTAACGTTGTCGATTGCAGACGTTAGTGAGTTATGGACATCGGCTAGCCGTTCAAGCACTTCTGAGATCATGTGCGTGCCGCCTTTGTAGGCTGGCTCGTAGCCCAAGCCCCTCAACACTTCAGACCCAAGGACAAGGGAGTCCCAAGCTACGTCTTGTAGCTCGCGTGAGAGGGCTTCTGCCGCATCTGCGGTAATTACCTGCCCACAAGTGTTAACGAGGCAGGCGTTCTCGTTTTCCAGGGCCGCCAGTGCCCTGTTGACTCGCGTTTGAAACGTGTCTAGAGGGCTCAGAATGCTGGCGATTGACGCCAGGGAGTCTTTATAGGCCTCTAACACTGTAAGCGCGTCTTGTAGCTGTTTCATTGGGGGATACCTCAAGGGGGTAAAGAAAAGCTTAAAAAAAAGGGGGCCGGTAAGCGTTGGGCAAATAGAGTTTTTGGCCCCCCGAGACAGAGGAGAGAGAGGTTAACAGCTAATAACTGCCGCCAAGCCACGCCAGCAGGGCGTGTGCGGTCATGGCAAACAGGCTGGCGGCCACCATGGCGGCGGCCAGTACGGTTAAAATGCTCGGTTTGTTACAGCCAGTAGCAACAGGCGGTGTGGCTGTGTTAGGCTGTTGGCGTGCCACAGGGGTGGCGGTGTGTGTGTGTGCGGCTCGGCGCTGGTACGGGGGCAGGTCTACTACCCGGTACTGGCTGTGTTGTGTGGTCATTGCGGGTGGTCTCCTTTTTCGGCGGCGGTACAAAACTGGATGTCTGGGTTTTTAACCCTGGCCGGGCCCAAAATTAAATCTACATCGCCCCGAAGGCCGGTTACTTCGCCAACCAGATCGCTCACGTCGCCATACAGGTCAGGGCTCACTTCGCCCCGCAGGTCAGGGCTCACTCTGCCCCGCAGGTCAGGGCTCACTTCCCCATGCAGGTCGCTCACGTCGCCACGCAGGCCGCTCACGTCGCCCCGCAGGCCACTCACATTGCCCCGCAGGGCGCTCACATAGCCCCGCAGGTCAGGGCTCACGTCGCCCCACAGGCCACTCACGTCGCCATACAGGTCGCTCAC